ATTTGGATTTACAATCCGTAAAAAGTTTGGTATAATTAATGGCATGGAATTTGGTAAAATAATTATGGATCTGGAAGACGCTCTTGCTGCTGAGCATGAAGAGCTAAAAAAGGACGTTGCTAGACTTGACTGGCTTATCGAAAACAACAAGATTTCCTTTGACTGCGAAAAGCGAGAAGATAATGACGCGGTAATGAAATTAAGTGAGCATATTAATAACCTCAAGCCAGAGTCACCTGAAAACAATTAATTATGAAAGTAACAATCGGACCACCGTCATCCTCGCGTTCGTATCTGGGAAATAGTCCCATTGACGAGCAAAAGGTCGATGTTAAGATCGAGAAACACGATACATGGAACATGGATCATACGTTGGCACATATTATTGCTCCAATGCTGCGCCAACTGCAACAAACAACCCACAGTGCTCCACCGGTTGAGCTTGAAGATGTTCCAGAACACCTCAACGACGGTGTTACTGATTTCTATTTTGAACGTTGGGATTGGGTTCTTGATGAAATGATCTTTGCCTTTGACAGTAAGATCCACGATTTCGAAGATCAATTCTTTACGGAGGAAGGTTACGACGATGTGGGCTGCGGAAAGATGATGGACAGAATCGCAAATGGATTTAGACTTTTCGGGAAATATTATCAGAACCTTTGGGACTAAATGTATGAAAACAGAAGAACAAAAACTAAGTGAAAAGTTGAAAACCCTACTAGGTGCATATGTACTTGAGGTAGAGTTTATCAAGCAAAATGGTGATACACGGAAAATGTCTTGTACGACCAAGTCAGACAAGATTCCAGAAACACATCAGCCAAAGAACGAGAAACCGGTGCCTCTTAATGAAGATGTACTTCGGGTGTTTGATGTTGAGGCTGAAGGCTGGAGAAGCTTTCGCGTGGACTCTGTAAAATCCTTCGGCTTTACGCAAAAGGTATAACGCCAAATCTTTTTTGGCGTGGTGATGGAATCGGTAGACATAACGGACTTAAAATCCGTTGGGCGTTGCCCGTGCGGGTTCGAGTCCCGCCCGCGCTATTAAGATATAAGAGGGATGCGCAAGCATCCTTTTTTGTTTTATAAATATGTTTAAATGAATGACGTTATAAATCTGCTGAACGATAAAAACGTTCTACTTGTTGGTAACGGTTCTTCTGTATTAAAACACGACTACAGTAAAGACATTGATTCGTATGAATTTGTTATAAGATTTAATTACGGAATCCAAGAATTTCATAAATTCCCAAACGCGGGGCAAAAAGTAGATGCTTGGTTTTATACAATAAGGTCGCCAAAAACCTGCATTAGAGTTTATAACAAAACGCAGATTAAAGCCAAGCATTGTATAAGGCATGCCAATGATCCTGTAAACATTGGTGAATATCAATATCACATCCCAGGCGATTTTCGTGAAAAACTTAATAAGAGCTTAATTTATCCTAAAAATAAACTTGCTTCCAGCGGACTTTGCGCTATACATTATTTGGTTGATTACTGCACCACAAAGTCAATTACACTTGTTGGATTCGATTCCTTTGATACCGGTAATTATTACAACGGTAAAAACTTAGCTTATAAATGGCATCCCGCTAATATTGAAAAGGTCTATATAAATAATCTTATTGAAAAAAATAAGATATCAACATTGGATATTTAGTTATGAAAAAATTGATATATCAAGTTAGTTTAATTGACCCATTGGTAGGAAAACCCTCTAAGTTGTATCAGTGGTGCATTGATTCGGTAAAGGCTTATTGCGAAAAATATGATATAGAACACGTTGTACAAACCGAACCAATTTTAAAGATTGGCCCATTAGATTGGTCCAAGAGCAATCGATCTGCAGACTGCAAAAAGCGTGGTTATATGCCAATCTATGAAAAGGAAAATGCGTTTAATTACCTTGATGACTATGATCAGGTTGCCGTGGTAGATGCTGACATTTACATTAAAGATTCAGCCCCAAACATATTCGACGAATACACCTCAGATTTTGCAGGAGTAATCGAAAGAGATATGCCAATCACTCCTCAGTATTTGAAAAAAATTATAGGGTACAGTTATCATCAGTACCATCCATTATCAGACGTTGATTTCAAACCCAACGAACGTGGCCACGAGTTTTTCAATATGGGCTTAATGCTAATGAGCTCTTCGATAAAGAAGCACATTGGTGGCACTCCTGAAGAGTTTATAAGAAGGCCAGAATATAAAAAATTAGTAGATGGTCAGGGGCATTGGAAGTGGTCAACTGATCAAACCTTGTTAAACCACTGGGTCAGAAAATCTGGTATGTCTCTGCAAAGGTTGAGCTGGAAATGGAATGCTCTTTTCACGGCAATTGATAATGACACGATTAAAGAAGCAAATTTTGTACATTTCTTTTTGAAAGATAAATTGCCAAATCGTGGTGAAAATGTAGAGCAGTTAATGAAACTAGTATAATGGATCAATTTAAATTTATTCGTGACTTTAATGACAAACATCAGATAAATGTTGTTTATGACATTGGCGCATATAAGGGAAATTTCACAAAAAATCTTAGCAAACACATTAATGCAAGTTTTTATATGTTCGAAGCAAGTCCCCACCTAAAAAAGCCAACTGGTTTAGGTAAACACCAATGGTATAATGCTGTTTTGTATTCGGCCGATGATAAAGAAATCACTTGGTATGATAATGAAACGGGTAGTAGTTACTATATCGAAAATCCAGAATATGCAAGTGTCAAGTATAAAGAAATAAAACTTAAAACAAAAAAACTTATTACGTTAACTAAAGAAAATAATATTCCATTACCAGATCTCATTAAGATTGACACTCAAGGATCTGAGCTTGATGTTCTTCAAGATTGTTCAGAAATTCTTCATCATTGCAAACTCATACACTGTGAGATTCCAGCTCAAGGAGTAGAACCATATCTCGGAACTCCGAGTTATGAAGAATATATGGATTTTTTCAATCAAAACGGTTTTATATATAGTACTAAGATTAAAGATCATCTGAAGCAGAGAAAGATTCTCATTCAGCACGATTATTTCTTTATGAAAGAGAAGATAGTCTAATGAAAAATATTATATTGCAGCATTGGTCCGGAACACTCGGCGAACTCGAAAAACTCTCTTACGAAAATATTAAAGCATATGCCGAGAAGTGCGGTGCTGATTATGAGCTTGTTCGTGGTACCGCGTTTCGGTCCGGATTGAGTAGCCAAAGTCAAAAATTGTGTATGCTTGGTGAAAAATATGATGACTATGATACTGTTGTTATGATGGATATTGATATGTTTACTCGTCGTGGTATGGATAAGAATATCTTTACGGATGAAACTGGTATGGGTAGACATTATAATATACAAGAAACTCTTGTAAAAAAGCTTGCGATGCAATTTCCTTTTCTTGCAGATACGAGTTATCCATACTGGGGTGGATCGTGTTATCGTCTAGAACGAGATATTCGAAAAGAATTTCGTAAACATCTTCACATGCATGAGATGATTCAATTCAATGGTAACTATAATGATGAAGGTATTATGCATCGCTGTGCAGTACTCGCAGACTTTAAGCCTAAGCCCGGAATCTATTTTGATCGACAACAATGGAATTATAGTTCATTCGAAGAAACAGTTGATGAAGCATATATCATTCATATTCGACCAAAGGTAAAACCGGGTGGACCAAAGAGGCCAAAGATCGAAAACTATCGTTCATTGGTAGAAAGAGGATTAATTAATGAATATTAAAGTACCAAAAGATAATACCTTTCGTAAAAAATTAGAAAACGGCGACATTGAAAAATGGGGAGTAGAAGATTTTCAAATTGCTAAACGCGAGATAAAAGAGTTTCGAACGTGCCTTGACATTGGAGCTCACATTGGTTTAACTACTCGTAGGTTTGCTTCTCATTTTAAAAATGTGCATTCATTTGAACCATTGTTAACCGAGTACTTAATAGAAAATACTTCTATGTTACAAAATGTTACAATATACCCAAATGCTGTTACTAATAAACCACAAATTCTTAAAATGTATCGTAATGAGTTTAATAGTGGATGCGGCATGGTTGACTATAAAGATATGAAAACTTTGCTCGATACAAGATATAAGAATGAAAAATCTAGACACTTTGGAATGCAACCAATTGAGGTAGAAGGAATTACTATCGATAGTTTGGAATTAAAAAATGTAGATTTTATTAAGATTGATGTTGAAGGATACAACATTCCAGTTTTAGAAGGTATGAAAAAAACCTTACAGGAAAACGAGCCAGCAATTCAAATTGAAACACATCCTGAAAACATACAGGTTGAAATAGAGACTCATAGTATTCTTGAAAGCTTAGGCTATATTCGTTATTATGAAACGAAAAATAAACCACAGGATTGGTTCTATTATAAGGCACAAAAATGAAAAATTTAATTTATCAATATTGGGACGGTACTATAAAAGAATCAGTACGAGCAGGTGTTCTTAACATGAAAGCATATGCAGAACGCATTGGCGTAGAATATATTTTCGAAGATAATCCTAAATGGATATTGAGTAAGGGTTTAAATTTTGGTTCTTATTCGCCTCATTATGGCGCTTTTAAATTTATATTTGAAAAAGAATATGAAAAATACGATAACATCCTTTTTTGTGATACTGATGTATTTACTATTAACAATCTAAATGTAAGTATATTTGATAATTTTACAAGTGATATTGGTATATGTGAAGAACCATTCCAACCAAAGCAAAGAACAATCACCACTGGTAGAATAACATCTGCAGCTGATAATAAATGGGCGGAGATTGTTGAAAAGGCTTATAATGGAGTAATGCCAAGAACTGAAGATAATTTGGTGAAGGTTTATAATACTGGTGTAGTGCTATATTCTAAGAATGGTATGAAAAAGGCTAGAGAATGTTTTGTCGACTTTCAAGAATATGTAAAGCTTATTAAGAAAGGCAATTTAGATTCCTTTTATACATGCGATCAGCCTTATTTACATGCAATGATATTTTCAAAACCATTTGACGTTTGTATAATGAATAATGAATGGAACAGTTATGTGCATGGTACAAGAGATACATATCAGCCAAAAAGAAGAATTGTAGACCATCGGACTGAAAATACTAAATTTGTTCATTGTCAGTTTCCAGGCGCAGATGAATTAGATGAAGAAACTCTTTTAAGAGTTGTTAATCTACCTAGAGAGCAATGGGGCTATGATATATGAAAATATTTGGTTTAGGGTTATCAAGAACAGGCACTACAACTCTTACAGAGACATTAAAACAGGTCGGATATAATGTAATTCATTATCCCAATCATAATCAACTATTCTCAGAAAATAATAATGGGGCAACAGATATACCTGTTATACCCCATTATAAAGAATTGGATAAAGGATTTCCGAACTCTAAGTTTGTCTATACTATAAGAGATAAACAAGAGTGGTTGAATCGTATGGGCCCTTATCTTGAAAGAAAGCGTTCTTGGCGTCAAACAACACAAAAAGATTTAAGAACTCAAATATATGGTGCACCTTTTTTTGAATTAGAGAAATACGCACAAGCATGGGATAAACATGATAAAGACGTTAAAGATTATTTTGTAAATAGACCGAATGATTTATTAGTAATAAACATATTAGGTGGTGATAAACCAAAAAAGCTTTATGACTTTCTTGAGATTGATAATCCACCAGATGAATTTGGACATTGGAATAAATTAAAAACATGAAAGCATACATAATCGGTAATAACAACGATGATAGATCGGTTACCGCAATGGCTGCATGTATTACTACTGCAACCCTTCCTATTGAAATGTTTCAACAGGTATCTGCAAGTGATATAACAGAAAAGGAACTCAGCCAATACACATATCCTATTGGAGATAAAACCGTGGTGTGTAAAAAGTCTGGTTTAACTCTTCACGCTCGAGGGTATGGTAACAATATAAAGGCCAAGGTAGCATGCTCTCGCAGCCACATGGCTTTATGGAATCTTTGCGTTGAACAAGATGAACCTTTAATGATCCTTGAGCATGACGCCGTGTTTATAAGATCCTTTAGACCATTTGATTTTGAAGGAGGCATACTTGGTTTAAACGATCCCAGAAGGGCAACTCGAAAGGCAAATGTATTTCATAAAAAGGCGTCGACTCAAAAAGGAATCACCGCTTGCCCTATGGTAGATAATCAGAACGTACCTCAAGGTTTGGCGGGAAACTCTGCTTATATAATTAAACCATTTGCCGCAAAGCATTTACTTGACCTAGTTGATGAATACGGAATCTGGCCAAATGACGCTCTTATGTGTAATCAACTTTGTCCTGATATGCTAAAAGTTATCTACCCCTATTACACAAAGGTGCAAGGTGTAATGTCAACCACTACTAAATGAAACCCCTTGTTATAGCAATTTCAGATATTGAAGAGTCAGTGAGCTCAGCTCAACGCTGTATTGATACCGCGAAAAAGTTTGGAGTTGAAGTAGAAACCTTTAATGCATTTACGCCGAAGGATAAACCTTTTGATGTATTTGAAAAGCTTGGTATTAAACTAACAGATAGAATACACAAGAATCCTCATTTAAGAAGTTTGGACGCTCAGTGTTCTTGCCTGCTTTCTCACTATTCGTTATGGCAAAAAGCAATTGATTTAAACGAACCAGTTTTGGTTTTAGAGCACGATGCGGTGTTTGTCGACAAACTACCCGATCTTAAAGATTACCTTTTGGTTAACTTGGCCAAGCCATCGTATGGTCGTTTTCTCCAGCCTGAAAATGGTTTACACCCCTTTCCAAATCCGCACTTAAAAGGAGCTCACGGATACGCTGTCTCACCTAATGGTGCAAAAAGAATAATGGAAACCATAAATAAGAATGGTATTTGGGCTGGGGCGGACGTGTTTTTAAATTTTAGCTGGATGCAAGAATATGCACCCTGGCCGATAAAAGCCATATCAGAATTTACTACAATTCAATACACGGCAGATAAAAAAGGAATCACGAAAGTTATTAAGCAATCATAAATTATATCATGGGAACTTCACAAATAATACAATCAACTAAAATTATAAACGGAATTGACTTAAAGACACCTCCTCTGCCTGAGCCGGTGAGACCGACCATTGGTGAAGTGCCAGAAAAAATTACTGTTGCGTGTGTTTGGTGGGGAACACTTTATGGCAAGGAATACGTGGAGAAGCTGCGTAATTCTGTGGCTCGACACCTTACTGTTCCTCATGATTTTGTTTGTCTTACTGATCGTGATGATGTACCAGAAGGCGTGAAAAAGATTCCTCTTGAACTCGGGCCTGAGGGTTGGTGGCAAAAAACTGCGCTATTTAAGCCAGACCTTTTTAGCGGGAAGGTTATGTATCTAGACTTGGACGTTATTGTAATTAACTCACTTGATAAGTTTGCCTCTATTGTAAGTCCTTTTACGATGATTGAAAATTTTGGTTCGAATAAAAAGCATTCCGCTCATAATTCTTCTGTAATTGTTTGGACCCCTTCGCCCCAAACCGAAAAGATTTACACACAGTTTTCAGAGGAAGTTACAAAGGAACTTCACGGCGATCAATGTTGGATTTGGCGCGTTATGGATAAGGACATAACAAACTATGAGCTGGATTGGGTTGATAGCTATAAGTATGGAAAGATCCTACAGTGGAAAAGGCGCACGGAGGATACATCGGTTATTGTCTTTCACGGCAACCCTAAACCACATGACAAAAGAGTAACAGCAAATCTGAAGAAACATTGGATTTAGAATAAATGATTTGTATAAATATTTTTAGAACACACAAAAACAAACTGTTCTGATTAACAAAACAAGAAAGAAATACTATGGAACTACTAATCTCATTCGTACAAGATGAAGTATGGTTTAGCTGGGTAACGGCAATCATTGCTGCAGCCTCTACAATCGCTGCTGCTACTCCGACTCCCAAGCCA